GTCAAAACCCTTGTAAGTTATTTGGGGATTAATGTTTTCTTTTTCCATTTTTAGGTTAAATTATTGTTTGCTCATAAGTTAAAAAAGTTCCAGCTGTTTAACTGTCTTGCCACTCGCTGTCCTGTACTCTCCGAGGCACTCGCGGCGGAAACGCTCCTCCTGTGCGTTATTGTTCAGCTTCTTTGAATGTCAAATGATAACGGTCGGTAAAGTACTTCTCGCGGTCAGTGCGCCGCGTCTCATCATCGTGGTAAAGCGTGCAAGGCTCATCAGGAAAGTCAAAATACCCGTATCTGTTGATGAGATACCATTTCGCCTTGTATGTTTTAGTGGGAATACACCTCAGGCGGAACCGCGTCTTCTGCGGCCTGCCTTCCCATACGCGCATCTCGTCAAGACGGCGTTTAGCCTTTGCCTTGCGTGCAGCCGCGGCATAGTCTATCTTATCCCTGGCCGATATTGCGCTAAGCCGTGATTTCTCTTTTATCCGCGCCTCCGTATCTGGAGAGTGGCGCAGGCCAAGACGACGCGCCCACTTGTTGACACGTCCCTTGCTGACACCGAATTTCTCTGCTATCTCCATGGCTGACATGTCCCGATAATACTGCTTCACGAGTTCTATGACACAGCCGTTCCGCGTTGAGAGGTCGTAGCGCATGTCGCCGCCGTGTTTACGTATGATGCGGTATAGCGTGGTCATGGATATTCCAGCCGCCTGAGCCACTCTCGTCCTCGGACGGTCGTTGATGTGCTCCAGTACATACCGCACTGCCGTGTCTGTCACCGTCTTATCCATTTTCCTGCCCCCATTTCCATGCCTCTCTCATCGCATTGAACACAGCCCTCTTCTCCTTTGTCGTGCAGAATGAGAATGTCATTGAGTAGTGAAGAATATCAAACGTGGGTGCTGCGGGGTCTATTTTTCTTGCCATGACTGTCTGATTTTGATTGTAAGGTGTGTAACGGGGAAGGATGTCCGGTGATACCTTGACGGCGGCAGTACTCTTCCCAGCTGATGCCTTTTGATGCCCGTGAGGCGGTCTCTTCCCTTTTCTGCCGCTCAATTCTCTCGATGCCCGCCGCGCGGTCTGCGAGGAAACGCTGCATCGATTCTGTGACCATCATCGGGTCAAAATTGCCGTAGAACCGTCCGTACCTGCCTGCGCGGAAATATGCGAAGAACAGTATTATCTCCGATGGCTTGAGGTGTCCGAAACTCATGCGGATAGTCGATGCGAGAATGACCGCCTGCACGTCAGTGAGGGGCTTCCCGCAATATGCCGCAGTATGCGTGATATGCTGCGCAAGCCATGAGGCGGACGCTCCTGCCCCATAGAGCGCGTCTATCCTGACGAGGCACGGCATGTCTGCCGTATAGCATGTTTCCGGCTCTGTCAGGAGCGACATCACCGCCGGGGAGTCCGGCGAGTATGTTGTCCTGAAATCATCCCATTCCTGCTGTGCGGCGGGCAAGGTCGTCCTGCCTCTTCCGCTCGAAATAGTCAACGGCGCGGTTCCCGGTATCGAGGATCTGCCGCTGTATCTCCTGCTGTCTGTTGTTTCCATTATTGCCGTTTGTCTGTCCTTTCTCCGTATGCTTGCGGAGCCAGTTGAAGAAGTGCGTGCGTATGTCGCTGAGGTCCTGATGCACATGCCCGTAGCAGTTGCAGTCCTGCCGGAATGTGTCTATGAGGCTTCTGACCGTCTCGACGGACATTTTCAGCCTCATTGCCGGATGTTCCAGCCACACATCACCGGCACGCAGCTCACTGTACAGCTCCTCCTGCCGCCTGTCCTCATGCGTACACGCGCACGGGCGCACGGATGGTGGTGATGAAGATAATAATATATTTTTCTCCTTTATTAGTTTTGTGTCACCCGTGTGCCGCTTTGGAGACGGCTGTGTCAGAGGTTGTGTCACTTGCTGTGTCACTTTAGATGCTAAGTCTTTGTTTAGCAAAGACTTAGTTGTGTCACCTGCTGTGTCGTTTGCTGTGTCACTTTCTTCAACCATGTTATATTTGTCATAATTTACGAGTGTGATGATACTGACATTCTGCGTCTTGTCAATATCAACCATTCCAGACTTCTTCAGATAGTTCAGGAATGTGCGTACATGCCTGTCAGTCCACGTCCAACGTTTTGCGAGAAACCTTATGGAAGCAGGGAGTTGTCCCCTGCCGTAGGAAACTTCGCGACCTCCGATACTCACCTTCCGGGGCGTTGCCTCAAACCGTGCTGACTGAATCAAGTCAAGCCACGCTTCGCAACTGCTAAAAGTACGGGCTTCATTCCACAGATCATTCGCGAAGAACTTGCGGTGTAGTCTTATATATCCTTTTTCCATAATATGCTTACAGGTAAACGTTGGTTAGCTGACGGCAGCCGCTGAACACCTCCCACCTGCCTTTCCCTGTATCTGAGAGCCGCAGGTCAGAGACCTCACCGAACCGCCGTATGTTGCCGCAGAGGTCAACGACCCACGCTGCTTTCTTGGACGGGTGCGGGCGGATGGCGCGTCCTATCTCCTGATAGTACCGTGCGAGGCTCAGCGTGGGCGCAGCCAGGACAACGGTGTCGAGGTCGGGACGGTCATAGCCCACGACAAGCACCCCCGCGTTGGCAAGCACCTTTGTCCGCCCCTGCTCGAAGTCGGAGAGGATACGCTCGCGGGCGGCCTTCGTCATGTCGCCGCTGATATACGCACAGTCCTCAATGCCCATCGCGAGAGCCTGCGCCTCCTTGACAAAGCGCGTGAAGACCAGTATGCCGTTGCGCGTGCTCCCGTCCTTGGGATGCAGCAGGCGCGTGACTATGCGGGTGAGACGGTTCTGCAGGCCCGCCCGGTCGTAGAGAGCGCGCACGGACTTGTCCGTATAGTCTGATCCGGCAGAGTTCTTAAACAGATTGCGCTCGTTCCACTCGTCAGGCGTGAGGTCATAGTAGTTCAGCCGTGACAGATACCCCCTGTCGAGAAGTGCCTTGATGCCGATGTCGAAGATTATCTCGCTGAATACAGGCTTCTTGAAGTCCGTGAGCATCTTAAGGTACGACTTCGCCGACTTGAACGTGCGTGTTTTCCAGTCCATCACCACGTCCGTCTCCAGCCTGTAAGGCGTTGCCGTCAGTCCCACTGACTTGCAGCTGAGCTTTTTCAAAAAGCTCTTGTACATGCCGTGCTTGGGGTTGACATAATGGGCTTCGTCGATGATGACATACTTGAAGTGTGTGAACAGTTCCGGACTGTTCCTCACGCTCCCGATAGAGGCGAATGTCACACGGGCTATGTCCTTTCTGCCTACCGATGCGGAGTACATGGAGCACGGGACACCGTAGGACTGCATCTTGCGGTAGTTCTGCTGTATTATCTCCTTGGTGGGGCAGAACACGAGAACATCCGCGCTAAGCCTGTAGGCAATATCCGCAACTATCACGCTTTTGCCCGCCCCCGTTGGGAGCACAAGCAACGCATTATATTTCCTGCCGTCATCCTTGAAGAACTCCACGGCAGCATCTGAGGCGGCACGCTGGTAGTCGCGCAGGATGTAGTTCGTTGTATGGTCTGTCATGTCATTACCTCCTCTATCGTAAACTCCACACGCGGGTCAGCCTTGTCGATGAGTTTCCGTGCGCGAATCTCAACGCACTGCCGGTCGTTCTTGATTGCCTTGCACTGCTGTAGACAGTCAAGGAGTATCTTGAACGCATTGTCCAGGTCCGGACGCATATTCTCGTGGTATATGTCCGCCGATAGCCGGAAATACCCTTTTATACAGGCACCACGCAGGGAGCACTGCATGAAAAAGGATTTCTCGTAAACTTTCAGTACGTTTTGCTTCGCGAGCGAGCCGTGTCCGCGTATGGTTACTACTTTGTAGCAGTTGCTTTTTGACGGTACTTTGCCGTGTACCGTCTGTTTTGGGTATGCTGTCATTCGTCCTCCTTGTGCAAGAACACATCAACTACCTTTGTCTCGGAAACGGCTTCTGTGGTATAGTCCTGCATGGAGGTGTCCATAAACCTGTCCGTGCGTTTCCGCGCGTCGTCAATGTCTGACGCCTGTATGAGGTAGTACACCGGCGTCTTTTTCTCCCTGCCGCTTCTCTCGTCAACGGTGATGAAGTTTAGCTTTACCTTATACCATTTGTCCGCGTTAATGTCGTCAGCAGGCACAATCCCGGAGTAGCTTGTGATTTTCTCTGTCACCACATCGAATTCTTCAGAGATGTACGGCTTCATTTCCCCTGTTATGCGTGCCTCTGCCTCTGTGAAGGTGAAAGCGTCCACGATATACAGCTCTGTCACTTTTTTCCGGAGTCCGTCATCCATGGTCTTGTCATAACGGACACCGCATTCAAAAAACTTGTTCATTTGACATCGTTTTCTTTGTTAAACTTTTTTCTTATTTTCCGGCTCATGTTGCGCATGAGCCTCGCCTTGTCACACTCATGCGGCGAGGCGGCATAACGGTCTATTATATCTGCGCCCACCTCAAGAAGGCGGATGATGCTGTCAATATCTGTTTTGGCCAGTTCCATGTCTTTATAGTTATAAGAAGTTCCTGTTCCGCTCAATCTCTATCTCCGCAAGCTGTAGCAGGCGGTCCTCATCGGCTGTCGGCAGGTATATGCCCGCCTCCGCGCTTGCCCAGTTGCGGAAACGCTCTATTGTCAGGCTCATCTCGTCCGCGGAGATGTCAGCCGAGGAGCGCAGTGTCTTTATGCGCCCGAGATACCGGTCTTCTCTCTCGCGTATGAACGTGGAGGGGTTGACCAGTTTCTTGTAGTACTGCTGTTTCACCCATTCGAGGGTGTTCCCCGTCTGCGATGCGAAGTATCCGAGGATGACGTGCAGGTACTTGTTCTGACTCAGTGAGCGGCGCGGCCTCTTCTCTGTGAGTTCCGCTATGACACCCTGTCTCAGCAGCTTGCCCGCACGTGCCCTGAACTGCTCCGCCTGCAGCGGATTGGAAAGGTCGTAGAGCATACCGTTCCGCTTGATTTTAGAACGGCAGCTGTTCCGGAGTGCCTGCCGGATTAAACGGTGACTGGCTCAGCTGCGCGGCGGGCTGCTGCCACTGTCCGGACGGCGCAGATTGCTGTTGTGCCGGCTGCATTTGCTGCATTTGCTGAACAGGCTCAATCCTGTACGGCTCAATCTTAGTCATGTAGCGTGTCTGCCCGTCCTTCTCGTATGAGAAGCCCCTGACGGAGAAAGACACCGTGACAACCTGGCCGGCCTGCACTGTGTCAAGCAGGGCGACGCTCCTCTCCCCGCCGAACTCAAGCAGTACTATGTTCTCGTGCGTGTCGCGCTCGCCCGTCCACGGGTCATGGCGGGTCATGTCAAGGAGCATCTCGCGCTTGAGGAATGTGTTTCCCGTGCGTTTTGACTGCAAGGCCTGTGTCTGCCCTATTGCCTTTATGCGTCCTGTTATTGTATTAGCCATTGTTATTTCCTCCGAATATTTTCTTGTCTGTTATCTTGTCCCTGTTCTCCATGAGGAATCTTATGAAGTCCTCACAGTGCTCCCTGAGCCTCGGGATGTCACGGTCAGGGTCAAACACATAGGTCTCGGTATAAGTGCTGTATGAATACTTGCCAAGCTCCGCGACATTGTACTCGAATGTGCGCACGTCAGAGCCTCCGCGCATCAGGCAGTAGGGATAGACAAGATGCTGCATATTGTTCTTGTACTTCCCTATGTGGTATTTGTTCGTTGTCTTGATGTCGTGCACGGAGAGCGGCATCAGCTCGTCTATGAAGCCATAGAGTAGCACGTCCCCGTATGCGGTCGGCAGCGTGGCCTCGACATACTGCTGCGTGACCGCCCCGTGGAAGTATCCCGCGAACTCGCGGACAAGAGGAAGCGGGAAATAGAATGTGCGGTTGTTGTACTCCGCGTTCAAGCCTACAACCTCGTCAGTGTAATGCTCATCGTAATATTCCGGCTTCCCAGTTAAGGGGTCACACGTACCGAAGGCTTCTTTCTTGAAGACCCGCTCCACTTTCACCTTGCCGCTCTTCCTGTGTTCAATGAGGCAGTCCACGACCTCATTGAACGCCGTGCCCTTGTCAGCGGCCTCGCTGTCATACGGGACACGGTTGATACGGTCAATGAGGTCATGGAACTGGCTCTCCCGGAACTCTTCGGGGCTTTGCGGCGGGTTGTCGCTGAATCCCCAGTAACGCTCCCATATCAGGTCGCTGTCGCGGTAGTCCCGGAAGCGGTCGAGTATGGTCGCGTAGAATGCGTATCTATGCTGCATCGGTCTTGACGAATGAGTTGGTTTCCTTGTCATATTCCAAGCCCAGTTCCTTTATCCTTGAGCTGAAAAGTGACCTCGCTTTCTGCAAGGAGCTGCCGATATGCTTGTAGTCGTTTATGTGGTCGGCGAAATATTTCGCCGACTCAGCGTCAGTGACCTGCGCCACCCCGTCACTTATCTCGTTGATAAGGGTGTCATATTGCTGCGTGAGTGCCTTCTTCTGCTCAAGCATCCCGGTATATCGGCTGATAATCTGCTTGTTTACGAAGTCGTTGGCCGCTGTCGGCTGCCCTTGTGCGTTGATTATTGTAGGCACATACATCACGCCCGGGAGGTTGCAGGTGTTCTTGCCGTCATTGCGGTTGGTGGGGTTGAACGTTATTGAGCGCGTAATATTGCCGTTGACGTTCTTCATCTCCATGTAGCCGAGGAGGTCAAGCTCTGTCACTATGTCGTTGTAGTTCTTCTCGCGCAGCGCCGGGATGAAGACTGTCTCCTCGCCCTCCTTGCGTGTGTCGCGGTGCGCCACGAAGATAATGTGCTTGTTGAGCGATGACAGCGTGCGCGTGAACCACTTGAACTCCTGGTTGATGCGCCCCCAGTCCTGTATGCGCGGCTGGGACGTGCCGCATTTCGCGATGATAATGAAGTCTATCATCTTGCCGATGGTGTCAACGACTATCGACTGGTAGGCGGACAGGTCTTCCTGCATGACCGCCTGCACGTCCTGCCATGACGTTATCTGCACTATGTCCACGCCGTCAAGGTGCGAGATGTTCACGCGGTTGACTCCGTTGTCGAAGTCGAGAAGTAACGGTCTCGGCGCTGACAGGGCGACGGTGGTCTTGCCGAAGCCTGCCTGCCCGTAAAGCATCATTTTTACGGTCTGGGGTATTGTAAGCTCCGCAGCTTTCTTGATTAAGCTCATGATTGTATTTTTTTAATAGGGATTACACTTTATAATAGGGTGTGTCTCCTGCTGTGTCCCGGACTTCCTGAAGTCGGGACAGCGGCGTATAGCGGCTGCCACCTGACGGCCGTGACCCGCGCCGCATTCTGCTATCACCGGGTTCCCGGGACGGTCGTGCATGAGGTATGCGTGTGCGCACAGCAGGCAGCGGGCATGTTCCGCCGGGAGAGCGGTCTTCCTCGTGTTTCTTGCCATTTTTATAATGTCTTTTTTAAGAAGCCGCCTGATGCCCTCACGGGCAGGGCGGCGGCACAACTAACTAATGCTAAAAAAAAAAAATAAAACATTCTTTTCAAAAGATGTCCTCGTCCCGGTTGTGCATGATCTGCATCCTTATCCCCGCCGCCGCGACGAGGCACAGGGCAAGCAGGTCGAGGACGAGGGATGTGCGGCCGAGGCCTTGCGCCTCTGTCACGAAAGACGAGGCGGAGAGTAGTATGGCGGCTATAAGCATCGCCGTCACTGGTATTCTTATTCTCATATCTTTATTTTTTTTAATAATTTCCTTGAAAAATCCCCCGGTCCTCACGGAGTAGGGGAGAAAAAACGAATGTCCTGCGCCCAGGACAGAAACATAACTTATCACACATAATTTACACAACACTAAAGTATATAAAAAATAGTAGTGCCCGCGCACTAATCAAATAGCAGCCTCAGAGGGCGGCGCGGGCTGTGTGTTCCCATAAGCGGCTCAGCCGGGCGCTTGTGGGAACGGTATGAGGGAATCCGGTCATCGGTATGCGGGCGGGCTGTCCGCAATCTATAACATTCGTTTAAGCCCTGACGTAAGAGCCGGATAGATTATTCAAACCTTATATAGTGACGTACCCTGGGGCGGGTCGCGGATTGTCAGTCTCGCCGCCCCTTTACGCCAGCTTGTTCTCTGTTGTCAGAATGTCAAAGAGCGTTGCCGCTGCCGCGGCTCTGTGTGGCGCAGCCCGGTCGCAAGCCGGTGCAGGTCTCAGCCTGACTGCGCCTGTATGTATTATGGTTGCGGTGTCTCCGCTATATGGTCACGTCGAGGACGAATGGCTTCCCTGTGCCGCTGCTCTCGCAGTGCAGGCGGTAGCCGTTTTCGAGGCTCTCGGCTCTCTTAAGTATCACCTCGCTCATGTCAAGGTGTCCGGACGTTATGCAGTCACACGTCATCAGGCTCAGGAATGTGCTTATTCTCATTGCTGCCGGATTAGCGTTTATATGTGTACTGTGCTGTACCGCGGGCAGAGGGCGTCGAGGTCGTAAGGCTCTTCATTGAGGATCTCCTCCTCTTCCTCTGCCAGCTCTATCTCGCGCCGGATGTCGCTCAGGATGTCCTGACGGCCCTGCTCGCCGTCGATGTTGTATGCGTCCATCGCAATTGCAAGCGGCATGGACTCAAGAGCCTGGTACTCTTCTCTAAGGGATTGTAAGTCGTACATGGTTTATCGGTGTATATAGTTGTATAATGTTGTTTCAGAATATAGGGACTGCCGTCCGACCTTGGTGTGGGGGACTCTGCTGCCGAGGTTGTAGAGCGTGCGGACATTGCACTTGAGGTATGCCGCCGCCTCCTCTGCCGTCAGGAGCCTGTCCCGTGACGGGACTATGTTCCTGTTCTCAAGCTCCGAGAGCATCTTCTTCGCAAGCATGTCGGCAAGCAGGTTAAGCTGATAGCGGGTGAGTTTGATTTCCATGTT